ATGATCTTGCGAAACTGGGTCTCGACGGTACACCGATCACCCTTGCGCTCCATTGAGGCGCGAACGTACGCCGCCAACTCGTTCGTCTTCCACAGCGACACCAGTTCAACCATGCAGCCAAGCTTACGTGAACCGGTGTTGCAATCAATATATGTGTTAGGCAAATCCGGTGACGGCGGCATCGACGGGGTTATTCGCCAAGACGCGTTAGGCCTGAATAAGGTCTATGTCCAAGCTAAACGGTATGCCTACGAAAACTCGGTGGGTCGTCCCGTCATTCAGCAGTTCTTCGGTTCGCTCTCCTCATGGGGCGCTGACCGTGGCGTATTCATCACGACCTCCCGCTTTTCAGAAGAAGCTAAGCTAGAAGCAGAGATCTATAAGACCATCATCCTGATTGACGGTATCCGCCTGACCAAGCTCATGCTCGAATACAAGGTCGGTGTGCAACCGGCCCAACATTTGACCCTCTTTCAGGTTGATGAGGATTATTTCGATTCAGATTTGGGTTAGCTGCCAGGCGGCACAGTCAATGGCGTAGTGGTGGTAGCCGGTATCGGCTTCGAACCCGACATAGGTTCTGGCTTCAACAGTGATGCCTGCTTGTAAGAGTCCGTGACAGAGCAGATCCCGCAGATGTAGGTAATTGCCACGGGTAAAAAGCGAGAGCCGAACATGTTCGATGTCGACTCCGGGCTGGTTGGCCGCGTACAGGTCAAACACGTCAGCAATCGGGGTGAACACCACGAACGTCTCAGGTGCGGGGGCATTATTGAAGGTGCCGGTAGCGCTGGGCAGGTTGAGTTTCTTGCACAGCCCGGTCAGTAGTTCGAGAAGTGGTTTTGTCACTTGGCTAGTCCTTCCAGCTTCGTGGTGAGGGTTTCTTTCATCGCGGCCACCGCGCTACTTCGGGTTTGGGCTCTGGTGGGTGCAAGAAACGGCCTGGCTGCTTGACGGGAGGAGCCGTATTCGAGAACGGTGGCGATCTTGGCGTGTGAGATGCCATCGCGGCGGTTTTCAGCAAACCCCACCTTCACATTCAATGTGCCCCGGCTGGTTGCACCGACTGGGGTTGTGCCAAGGGCTGCAAGGAGCTGGCCGGTGGATTCGCTGGGGCGGATGGTTTTACCAATCGCGCCGGTGAGGTTGGTGCGCATCCTTGGCTCCACTACAGCAGCCCCAGCTTTGAGCGCGTCACCTGCGATGGAGTGGATTTCGTTGCTGGCTTTCTCGAGTGAGTCGATGAATTTGTTGGGTAGTTTGATCTCTGCTCTAGCCATCAGCATTGCTCCCTTCAGGGCTTGTGTGGTGCGCGAGCACCTCGACGTACCGGGATCCGATGATTTCAACCGAGTCGATGAAAAAGGTACGGCCCTCGAATTCGATGAGGTCGCGCTCATCCACCTGCCACTTTGGGTGCAGGCGAAAGCGAAACATGGTGGTGGCTTTCGTGAATGCTGCCCGGTTCACCCAGGCAGAGGTTGCGTGCCGGTGCTCAACGGCAGCTCGCACCTTAGCTTTAGGAACTGGTTGGTCAGTGTGAAAGCCCGCGGTGTCGGTGTCGTGGCCGGGAGCAAGAATCTGGATGGTGTGGCGCATAAGCCCAAAAGACATCTGCGGTGCTCCCTTCTAGATTTTCCATTCGCGGTCCATCACCAGTAGCCGGTTCACCGCATCCCACACAGAGCTTGCTTCCCCTGGTTTGTCGTTCCAGAAGCCAGCGGTGGAGCCGTCACGGGACTCGTAAAAGTGGCTGGCGAGCATGATGATGGCCTGCTGGGTCGCGCCACTCATCGGATGCCCGGCGTAGTAGCCGTCGGGCAGGTGCTGGTAGGAAGCGGCGTAGGAGGTGGCAGCAGCCACCATGTGCTCAAGCAATTCGTCGTCCTCGCTGTGGGTGAGGATGAGGTTGTGTTTGACTTTCTCAAGCAAACTGGCGGCCATGCTGCCACCGCCTTTCAATCTGTGCCGGCGGTTAGCTGGCTTTTTGAGTGAGTACCTGGATTGCTTCAGGCAGCATCAGGCGGCCATCAACGCGCTGGCTGGCAAGGAAACCAACCTGACCAGAGAGCGCGAACATTTCGTTCAGACGCTTAAAGGCACGACCCTGACGGTCAGCGATCCAGTAGTAGGAGAAGTCACCGAATGCGACGGTGCGGGCACCCGCCTTGATCTCAGGAGCAAACACAGAAGTTGCTACTGGTCGGCCGAGGATGGTGTCTGGGGTGCCGACGGTCAAAGCTGGCTGCCACAGGTACTGGCCGGTTGAGTCCTTGAGCTTTCGTACCTGCTTGACGGTGGTGTCATTCATCAGCCAGGTCGCGTTCTTCCGATACGGAGCACGCAGAGCGTAGTGCAGGTCGATTAGCTCATCAGCGGTGATCTCGGCTGCCTTGGCAGTGGTGTTAGCGCTGGTGCCACCTTCGGTTGGGTGGAAGATGCCAGTTGGCTGGCCTTGGCCGGTGCCGTTGACGAAGGCTTCTTCTTCGGTGGCGTTGATGCGGCGAGCAAAATCAGCAGCCAAATACGCCTCAAGGTTGAAAGCCGAATCGTTGATCAACTCGTCGCTGATCTTGATGAAAGCACCAAGCTTATGCGCGTTGAGGGCTTTCTGATCAAAAGTGTCGTTTCCTTCGGTGAAGTTCTTACCTTCACCAATCCACGAAGCCGCACCAGTAGAGGCCACGACTGGAATCTTGCGATCTCCGCTGGTGGTCTGGATAACGGTTGCCAGGCCACGAATCGTTGATTCATCGGCCAGGGCGGTGATCAGGGTCTGCTCGAACTCGTCAGGCACCAGGTAGCCGCCGTCAGAATCAACACCCTCACTCAGGGCATTGCGGAGAGCTACCGGGTCGCCCTGCAGTCGCATCATGTTCCAGAACGACTGCTTGTAATGAGCAGAAGCGCGACCCTTATCTTCTTCCATGGTGTCGGTAGGGGTCATGCCTGGCATACCGGTCAGGGGCTGGGCGGTGGCGCGGGCCATTTCACGGTCCATGCGCTCTGCGCGCTCACTGCGTTCGATTTCGTTGGTGAGCTTTTGGATGTCTTCTTCCATGCGCTGGTAGATCTGCTCATCCTCAGCAGAGAGAACGCCGTCTTCGCGGCGATTTTCGAGGAAGTCTTTGGCTTCATGCCAGGCCTTGGCGCGGCGCTGGATCAAATCGTGAGTGTTGGTGGTGGTCATGAGTTGGTTCTCCTATTTGTTAGAGGCGAATACGGTTTTTCAGGTTGTCCAGCGTCGAGAGAGCCTCAGCGATAGAGCGGCCAGCAGGCACATCAGGCACCTGCGGCTCTGGTTCTGGCGAGGTCGGTAGCTGGGTGCTACTGGTGAGCTTGTTAACCAAGGCGAGCTCGGCGGTGCGGCGGTTGAACACGAGTGCTTCGGCTCGCTCTACCACCTCGCTGGTTTCTGGGTGGTGGAGTTCGTCGGCAAAACCCATGTCAATAGCGGCTCTGGCGTCCATCCAGGTTTCAGCGTCCATCAGCCGGGCGAGCTTGGCTCTTTGCATTCCGGTTTTCAGCTCGTAGGCGTTGATGATGGATTCCTTTACCGCATCGAGCATTTCGATTGCTTTGCCCAGCTCTTGCTTGTCGCCCATGGCGAGGGTGGCTGGGTTGTGGATCATCATCATTGACACCGGGGTCATTTTCACGGTGGAGGCAGCCATCGCAATCACACTGGCGGCGCTGGCGGCTAGGCCGTCGATGATGACGGTGACGTGCCCTGGGTAATCCATCAGCATGTTGTAGATCTGGGCTGCGGCAATGCAATCACCGCCAGGACTGTTAATCCACACCGTCACCGCACCCTCACCAGCGTGTAGCTCATCAGCGAAGAGTGCTGGTGTGGTTTCATCGTCAAACCAGGACTCCTCAGCGATTGGACCGCTGATATGCAAAACCCGAACGCTCTCGTTTGCGTCCGGGTTGGGTGGGTTTGTCCAGTTCCAAAATTTTCGACTCAAGGTTCCTCCCTCGGCGGGTCAGTAGTGTGTTGGTCAGTTCGAGCTGCGTAAGCGCCAGCAAGGTTCAGTGGCAGCATGTTGCCGTTCACCAGATACTCATCGCCGCCCTTTTCTGGTTCGATCCGGTCGAGGTTTTCTAGCTCTCGGATGTCGTTTGCACTCATCCACCCGTTCTGCCGCGCCACCGCATAACCGTTCATGCGGCTCACATAATCGCCCCGGAGTAGCCCTTCGAGGTTGAACTTCACAAAGACCTGCGGCTTCTCACGATTGGTGAGCAGGGTTTTGGTGATTGCTTGTTCCCAACGGATCACCCACGGGTCTAGCGTGTATTTCACGAACTCCAAAGACTGCTGCTCAATGTTGGAGAAGCTGGACTTTTCGAGGTCACCGATCATGTGCGGTGGAATGCGAAAGATGCGCGCGATTTCGTTGAGCTGAAACTTCCGCGTCTCCAAAAACTGCGCCTGCTCAGGCGAGACCGCAATCGGCGTATACTTCATGCCTTCTTCAAGCACCGCGACTTTGTTGCCGTTGCGGGCTCCACCGAAAGTTTTCTGCCACGACTCCCTGACACGGGATGGGTCTTTGATGGTGCCGGGGTGTTCGAGCACGCCACCAGGAGCAGCACCATTAGCGAAAAAGCTGGCCCCGTATTCTTCGGTAGCTTGGGCTAGGCCGATCGCATTTTTCGCCATCGCAATCGGGCTATAGCCAACCAGCCCGTCAAAGCCAAGCCCTGGAATATGCAGCACATCGGCAGCTCCTAGGGTGACGATCCCAGAAGGGTTGGCCGGGTCGGCGTTGCTGGTTTGGTAGTCGTAGGTGATTGCCCCGGTTTTGTCGCGGCCGACCTGGATGCGGTTTGGCATCAGCGGGTAGAGCGCGACCACTTCGCCTTTGCCGTTTCGGATTACCTGGGCGTAGGCGTTACCCCATAGCAGCAGGTGGGTCATGAGGGTTTCCCGGAAGACGAAGCTGGTCATTTCCGGGTTCGGCTCATCATGCAACAACCTGTAGAGAGGGTGGCTCAGTGCTTTTTCTTTGCCGCCGTCATCCCGTGTTTGATAGACATGCAGTGGGAGTCCTGCGATTGCTTCAGCTAGGATGCGCACGCAGGAGTAGACGGCGGTCATTTGCATTGCTGTGCGTTCGTTGACGGGTTTGCCGCTGGTGGTGTTGCCGAAGAAGAAAGAATGCCCTGTGGTGAAGGCCGTGTTTTCGGCTGGGCGTGGCCGCAGCCAATCAAAGAAACCCATCAGGGTGCTCCTTTCAGAAATGAGAAAAGCACCCCTCGCGTTAAGCGAGAAGTGCTTGTGAAGTGTGTGGGTTTAGCAGTTAGCGGTCTGAGGTGAGCATTGCGTAGATGAGGGTGTCGGTCCATTCGCCTTTCGAGAACCAGTCCTGGCGGTGGTGTGCTTCTTTCACCATGCCAAGGCGCTCTGCAAGTTTGGCTGACGCGTTGTTGCGGGCATCCATTTGAGCGACGACTCTGCGGCAGTTGTAGTGGTCAAAGGCAAGGCTCAAGACTGCCGCAACTGCTTCGGTTGCATATCCTTGACCACCGTATGCGGGATCGAGAACCCAGCCGATCTCAGCGACGCGGTTTTCAGCGTCTGTAAACCACAGAGCAACATCCCCAATCACTTGCCCTTCTGACTCAATGACAAGAGCCAGAGCGTGGGACGGACCATCAAGGTCCGTTTTGGAAATCCGTTCTTCAACCTTGGCTTTCGCAGTATCTTGGTTCCAGGGTTCGTCAAGGAGGAACCGAGCTACTTTAGGTTGCGAGTAGAACGCGCGAAGGGCAGATGCGTCTTCTAGCGAGTGAGCGCGAAGTTTCAAGCGTTGCGTCGTGATCGGTAGTTCCATTGTTCTCCTAAGAATCTTGGCTTTACCCATTGTCCCAAACGAGTATTTACAAAACCAGAAGGCCACGGTCGTCATACACCGAGGTGCTCGTCGAGACGTTGCCGCAGCGGATGGCTCGGTCCAGTGCCATGATGGTGGCGACCACGCCGTCAATCTTCTCCGTGCTTTTCTGTTTGTCGGGCTTGATGTTGCCGGCCGGATCCTGCCGAATATGAATGTTGTCCACCATCCACGACAGCACCGGGTGGCCGCCATGCGCTAAGCGGCCTTCGAGGGCGAGCTTCATGAACTCTTTGCTCGGTGGGCTCATGTCCTTGAAACCCTGACCAAACGGCACCACCGTAAACCCGAGCGCTTCAAGGTTCTGGCTCATTTGCACCGCACCCCACCGGTCATAGGCGATCTGGCGAATATCGAACCGTTCACCCAATTCCTCAATGAAGGCTTCAATCACGGCGTAGTGCACCACGTTGCCCTCTGTAGTGTTCAGGTAGCCTTGGGCTGCCCAGGTGTCGTAGGGGACGTGGTCGCGGGCGACCCTGAGTTTGAGGTTTTCTTCGGGGATCCAAAACCACGGCACGATCACATATTTGTCGTCTTCGTCTTCTGGTGGGAAGACGAGCACGAAGGCGGTGATGTCGGTTGTGGAGGCGAGGTCGAGTCCGCCGTAGCAAACACGCCCCTCTAAAGCACTCAGGTCGACTGGGTGGTTGCCTGTTTCCCAGACGTGCATGGGCATCCACCGCACGCTCTGCTTCACCCACTGATTCAACCGCAGCTGCCGAAAGGCATTCTCCTCGGCAGGGTTTTGCTTGGCCGAGTTACAGGCCTCTTGGACCTTCGCGATCGGGACGGTGATTCCAAGTGATGGGTTTGCTTTTAGCCAGGTTTCCTCTGCGGTCCAGTCATCCTCAGGCGCAGCGCCATAAACGACCGGGTAGAAGGTGGGGTCGTGCTTTTTACCGGCGATGAGGTCGAGTGCTTTTTGGTGGTACTCGTAGCAAATGCTGTGGGTGTCGGTGCCGGCGGTGGTGATGAAAAAGTAGAGGGGCTGGGTGCGGGCATCGCCAGACCCCTTGGTCATTACATCGACCAGCGCACGATTCGGTTGGGTGTGTAGTTCGTCAAACACAACACCGCTGATGTTGAAGCCGTGCTTTGAATAAGCCTCAGCCGAGAGCACCTGGTAGAAGCTGTTGGTTGGGGTGTAGATGATCCGCTTCTGGGATGCTTGGATCTTCACCCGGCGAGCGAGGGGCGGGCACATGCGCACCATGTCCGCGGCAACTTCAAAGACGATGGACGCTTGCTGCCGGTCGGCGGCGCAGCCATAGACTTCGGCTCGCTCTTCGCCGTCGCCACATGTCAACAGGAGGGCGATGGCGGCTGCCAGTTCGCTTTTGCCTTGCTTCTTGGGGATCTCAACGTAGGCGGTGGTGAATTGGCGGTAGCCATCTTCCTTGATGGTGCCGAACAAGTCACGCACGATTTTTTCTTGCCAATCGATCAGTTCAAAGTTCTTGCCAGACCAGCGCCCCTTAGTGTGCTTCAGTGCTTCAATGAAAGCCACCGCGTAGTCGGCGCGCTTGGCGTCGTAGTGGCTGGTTGGAGCCATGAAGGTGCTGGGCTCGTAGGTCTCAAGTTTCCGCAAGTGCTGGCTCCTTCCAGAAATGAAAAATGCACCCTGTCATGGGGTGCGTGAGAAGTTTGTGTAGAGAGCAGAGCCCCACTCGCTGGTGGGGTTGCTAGGGACTGGGTTGCTAGTCCATTGGGTTCAGGGGTGCGAGTTCTGCGATGTCGTATTTTTCGAGCTCTGCCACCATCTGCTGGGCTCGCTGGTAGCCCTTGATGACCTGCTGAATGATCTCTGGGCGGTGGGTGCCGTAGCTGGTGGTTTGGATTGCCCAGCCAAGGTCGCGGTGCTGGTGGACGTGGGCGGTGTATTCGTGGGTGCGGGCATCAACGATGCTGATTTCATTCCAGGCTGGGGTGATCGAGAGAATGTGGTATCCCAGCTCGGTAGCTTTCTCGATCAGGCGGGCGGTGTTGGCTTCACGGGTGTTGGTGGTCATTGTTGTAGGTCCTTTCTTGTTTTGTTAGTTGTTCATGGTCCAGGCGATTGCGGTGCCCTCGTCGGTGAAAAGCTCATCGCTCTCAGCTACCAGCTCGAGGCGGCATTCAAGTGCGCTGAATTCAACGCTGGGCTCGTCGATGAATTCGTAGATCCGGCCCTGAACTCCCAGGCCTTGGTCTTTCTTCCAGGTGTGGGCTGCGACGATGACTCGGTTGCCGTGGCGCATCGCGATTGGGTGTTCCATCTGGATCTTTTCGAGGGTGGTGAACATTGGGTTTCTCCTTGGTTTGTGTGCTTGTTTGCTTACTTACATACAGCCATAGCTTTGGCACACTATCCAGTCGGTTTGCCCTTTATTTCAGCCAAATCTGCCACTATTTCAAACTCGTCAATTTCAGGTATCAGCCCCAGGCTAGAGCCGTTATTCCACGCCACGTGAATCGTGCCCATCGAGTCAATAAAGGTCACTATCCCGTAGGTGCCAGCAGGCACCGGCGCATACGGGTCGCTCATGCGCGTGAGCTTGATCCAGGTTCCAGGCCTAACCATTTACGCCACCTCACCCTCTGTTGGGGTGATGCGGTGTGCGGCAGAACCCGAAAGATTCGCACCCAGTGCCACTCGCAGGCTGTGGTGTTCACGTCCGTTGAAGCCCAGCCTTAGGAGCCAGCAGCGCATCACATATTTCTCATTGCCAGTAGCACTCGAGGTGGCTTGGAGTTTCCGGCTGGTAGCAGCATGGGCATGGATAGCGCCAAGCAACATCGGCAACGCCACACGTAACTGCTCGCTTGTAGTGTCGGTGAGCCAGCGGAAAATCAGCTTATTGCCATCGCGTACCGGGAGTACCAGTTCTTCGCTGATTCTGAGGGCTTTAGCGAGCAGGGCTTGTTTGGCGGTGAGGATCCGTTCAATATTGCGCACATGGCGCGGTGCCCACCATTCACGCTCCAGTTCCAGCTGCTCATTCTTAACGATGATGCTCACAGGAAAAGAGGTGATTTCCTCGCCCTCAATGTCCTCGTCGTGCTTGAGGTAGCGGGTGATGTAGCTGATGAGTCCGGTGTCGAGTTCATCGCCCCAAATGACTGTGCCATCAGGGTAGATGAGCGTGCCCTGACACTTGTAAGCGTGTGCTTCGTCGGCCGCTGGGATTGCTGGTTCTTCAGCGAAATGCGCGATAGTTTGTGTCAGGGTGTGCAGGCGTTTTTTGGTTCTAGCGTCAAACTTTGTCGTTAGTGGGCGAAAGTAGCTGCTGTTCAAAGCGTATGCTCCTAACATTTTGTGGTTGATTGGGTCATGTACATACAGCCCTAGAACCACACGGTTATCAACTACTTCCGCCCACCATTTTCAGGCGCTTGCCTGCTCCGCTTCGACGAGTTCTCGGATCCCAGTGAGGACATGCTCGACCACGGGCAGGGCGACACCGTTGCCCCAGAGCTTGAACACTGCAGTCTTCGAAAACGGGTCGGCCAGCCACGCCCTAATCTGTTTCTTGGTTTTGCGGGTTTTCAAACCACAAATCGTGCCCCAGGTGTCAAAGACCTGCTGCCAAAACGCCAGCTGCTCTTCCGTCGGCTCACTGTTGCCTAGGTTTTCTGCCCATTCGTCAGGGAAACCTTGCAGACGGGCGCACTCAACTGGGGTCAAACGCCGCACCACGTGCGTGCGCTCATGCTCATCGACCACGGCGATGCCGCCCTGAGCACCGTCAGGGCAGGTGCCTTTAGTGTCCAGGGTTTTGGCAATATCCAGCGGGTAGCCGTATTTACCGACCCGACCCCATTTCGGGCGAATCGCGTTAAACCCGTATGCAACCGGAGCAAACACTGTCTGGTCGTTACCGGTAGAAAGCGTGCCAGATAGCTCTGTTTGGATCAGCGGGCCTTTCCCGCCACCAGGTTTACCCTGGCGCATCCTCAAACAGTAAGCCTGGCTTGTGCCTTCAATGCTGTCTCCAACAGGGGTGGTAGTGGCTTGTTGTACTTCTTCGCTTTCGCGAGCAGGGTGTGGCAGTTGGTGGGGGTCAAAGAGAATTTCGGGTGCGCGTTCGCTTCCAAAATCTGCGATAAGGAAGATGCGACGGCGGCGTTGGGGCACTCCGAAAAATTGGGCGTCGAGCACTCGCCAGGCAAGTGAGTATCCGTCACCCACGATGGCTCCTGCCCGCTCCCAACGCTGAGGTCTAGGAAGTTCAGCCGCTGCCTGCTCGTCGATGATGGCGGTGAGGTGTTTGAGGACGTCATGGAAATCATCTCCCTTGTTAGAACTGAAAGCGCCCGGCACGTTCTCCCACACCGCGAACCGAGGAAACGCCCCTCCTGTCGCGGCTCGCATTTCTTTGATGATGCGGATCGCTTCGAAGAACAGGTTGGATTTGTTGCCGTCTAGGCCTGCCCGTCTGCCTGCGATGGAGAGGTCTTGGCAGGGTGAGCCGAAAGTTATAATGTCCACCGGCTCCACCCGGCCACCATCCAATTTGCTCACGTCCCCTACGTGGGTGAGGTGCTTGAGTCTGCGGCTGGTGACCAGGATTGGGAAGGGTTCGACTTCGCTTGCCCAGACCGGCCAGATGCCAGTGTTCTTGGCCGCGAGTGGGAATCCACCAGAGCCATCAAACAACGAACCCAAAGTCAACGGCTGGTGGTTCATCGTTCGACCTCTTTCACCAAATCCAAAAACACATACTCTTTGCCATCACGCAGGCAGGTGATGCCTGCTGAGTCGCCTGTGTGCTCTGCGTAGCGGCGAAGAATCACTGAGGCGTATTTTTCGTCCAGCTCCATGCAGTACGCGATCCTGTTCAAGGCTTCACAGGCCATCAGGGTTGAACCGCTCCCTGCGAAGGTGTCGAGCACGATCGCGTTTGCCTGCGTGGAGTTCGTGATCGGATAGCCGAGCAGGTCGAGTGGTTTGCTGGTTGGGTGGTCGCTGTTTTTGCGTGGTTTGGCGAAGTTCCACACCGTGGTTTGCTTACGATCGGCATACCAGGAGTGCTTGCCGCCTTTGAGCCAGCCGAACAGGACCGGCTCGTGCTGCCACTGATAGGGCGAGCGACCCAAAACTAGGGAATCTTTGACCCAGATGCAAGTGCCTGACAAGTAGAAGCCAGCGTCACTAAAGGCTTGGCGGAAGTTTAATCCTTCAGTGTCTGCATGGAATACGTAAGCACTCGCACCTTTTTCGCTGTGAGTAGCCATTTGTGTGAATGCGTCGATGAGGAACTGCCGGAAAGCATCATCGGCCATTTTGTCGTTCTTGATCGACAAGCCACTGCTGGATTCGAAAGCGACGTTGTATGGCGGGTCAGTCAGTACCAGGTTGGCTTGCTTGCCATCCATCAACGCGGCCACATCATCTGGGTTGGTGGCGTCTCCGCAGACCAGGCGATGGCGACCTAGGCTCCAAATGTCACCACGCTTGACGAAGGCTGCAGCTTCGAGGGCTGCGGTTAGGTTGAACCCATCATCCTCGATCTCTGTTTCGTCCAGGGAGCCGATGAGTTGCTGGATTTCTTTCTCGTCAAAGCCGGTGAGCTCTGCGTCAAAGTCTGCGATGTCTAGATCGGCGATGACTAGGGCGAGCTTTGCTTCATCCCAGTCACCACTGATCTTGTTCAAAGCGACATTCAGCGCCTTCTCCCGCACCTCGTCCAGCTCGACCACAACACAGTCGACCTCGGTGTGGCCCAGGTGCTTAAGAGCCGTGAGGCGTTGGTGGCCGCCGACCACGTTGCCGGTGGTTTTATTCCAGATCACCGGTTCCACATACCCAAACTCGCTTAGTGACCTGGTGAGCTTTTCGAACTCGGTATCACCTGGTTTGAGTTCTTTGCGGGGGTTGTACTCTGCGGGATTGAGCTTATCGACGGAGAGTCTCTGCAATTTCAAGATTCTTCACCGCCTTAAACAAATCCCTGGCATTCGAATACTGGTGCTCCCACCGTGCTGGTTGTTCGAAATACCCGTAGGTGGCAAACCTGGCAAAACGCGTACCCCGCAGATGCAGGAAGTCGATCATCGCCGCAGGACGAAGCGGGAACAACTGCTCACAAGCTCTGGTAATCAGATCATCATCGGCCACCGTGGTGCCGTGCGTGTTAACACTGAAAGCTACTGGGTCTGCTTTGCCGATCGCGTAGGAGATGGCAACGGTAGCTTCGGTTGCGAGTTCTGCGGCGATGATAGTTTTCGCAATCCTGCGCGCCATGAGCGCTGCGGTGCGGTCAACCTTGGAGACATCCTTACCAGCAAACGCACCACCACCATGCGCACCCAGACCACCGTATGTATCAACGGCGAGCTTTCGGCCGGTAAGACCTGCGTCTGCTGCGGGACCGCCCTTGATGAAGGTGCCAGCTGGGTTTATGAGCACGAGGGCGTTTGGTGCGAGTGGGGTGTTGCCGAGGGCTGGTTCGATCACCAGTGAGCGAAGCTCCCGCTCGAGCTCCTCAAGGTCTTTGTTTTTGTCGTGCTGGACGGAGACCACGATGGCGGTAGCTTCAACCGGTACGTCACCGTTGTAGCGGATGGAGACTTGGGCTTTGCCATCCGGCTTTAGCCCGGCGATGAGGTGGTCGGTTCGTGCCTGGTCGATGCGGCGGCAAATCTCATGCGCCACCACCAAAGGAGTAGGTAGCATGTCGTCATTCTCAGCGGTCGCGTACCCGTAGACAGTGCCTTGATCACCAGCACCAAGCAGCACGAAAGCATCATCATCGCCGGCGCGTGCTTCAAGACTGGTGGTTACGCCGCTTGCGATTTCTGGTGATTGCTTTTTGACGTTCAGGTGGGTGCGGAACCTCCACGGTTGGTAACCAGCCTGCTCCAACGCAAACGCCACTGACGAGCGAATGCGCAGGCGTGCTTTGGTGGTGATTTCACCAAACACATGAATGTGCCTGCCCTTAGCGGTAACTTCAACTGCGACGCGGGCGGTGGGGTCGTCGTGGGTGATGTCGTCGAGGATGGTTTCTGCGATTAGGTCGCAGAGTTTGTCGGGGTGGCCGATGCAGACGGCTTCAGCAGTTTTGATCGTCAAAGTAGATCCTTCTAACTAGAAAATGGAGTGTGTTATTCAAGGCAAAAAGAAACACCCACCAGCCAGTGGTGAGTGTGTAGACACAGCCGATAGTGACTGTGGTGGTGTTAGCTTCTGGCTTTCAACAGCTTTTCCATCACGTCATCTTGCGGTGAGGTGCTGGCGGTGAAGTCGGTGGTGCAAGTGGCGCGCACGATCTCGTAAATCTCGTACCAGTACACATTCGCCTGCTTCGAGAAAGACTGGCTCATGGCAACAAACGGGCTGGCGATAGCCGCCCCAGTAGTCGGGTGCTTACCGAGCAGGCCGAACTTGGAGATTGCTTCTTCGCACTGCACATAGCGGGCGAAAGCCTGCGCATAAGACTCAATCAGGCGCTTGGAGACGAAGTCCGTGCAGCCGCGTTCATCAAGCCACGCCCAAGTCTCCCGGTAGACGAGATCTGCTCCGAGTGGTTTGCCGTCCCGCTGCTCCGCAGAGAGGTAGTCAGCTGGTGGTGGCATCGAAGAACCAGATAGTTCAACCCCGTCGCCAACATCAGTGCCAGTGAAGTCGTAGAGGTCGAGATCTTGCGGCTCTGGTGGGGTGAGCCTGGTGGCGGGTCTGCCGTCTGCGAGTTTTTCATGCAAAGCGTCTGGTTTTCGGCCAGCTTTCACGCGGCGGCCACCACGGTTAGTACCGTCTCTTGCCACAAGTTTCACCTCCAATATGGGTCTAGTTTTGGCCGCGAATCGGGCGGCTGGGGTCAATAGGGCGTTTGATTTGGCTTTGTTGCACACGGAGCCCTGGGCCCGCTCGAGGGAGCTAGAGGCGTAGAGATAACACCGCCCCTAGGGGGTTCGTGTGCGCCTGTGTCGCGGTATCTCGGGTAGGGTGGCACCTTTTGCCACCGCTATCTAGGTCGTGTTAAACGGCCACACAGCGCTGCCCGAGCGATGCGACTAGTAGGTGTAAACCTTGGTTTTGCTCCATCGGTCGCCGTCGCGTGCCGTCTGCCGCGAGTGACAGGGCTTGCACAGCGCCTGCAGGTTGGCTTCGTCATGCGTGCCGCCGTGATCAAGCGGCAGTACGTGGTGCACTTCCTGCGCCGCTGTCACTCTGCCGTGTTCTTGACATTGTTCGCAGAGCGGGTGGGCTTTGATGTAACGGTCACGGATCTTTCGCCAGGCATGACCATAACGCTTGTTGATCTTCGGGTCGCGTTGGTAGCGACGGTAGCTACGCTCATGTTCAGCCGCATGCACCTGGCAGTAGCGGTCAGTGGAAAGCTGCGGGCAGCCGGGGTGGGAGCATGCAGATGCAGGTCGTCTCGGCATCGCCTTTGGCTCCCTTCTTTCGGTCTGGGTATGGGTGAGCCCCGCACACCTGAACTAAGTCTTGGTGGCGGGGCCAGGTGGTTGGACCTACATTTCAACCACTTACATCATCTCAAGCCCAAAACCCTAAAGTCATACCCAAATCTCTACACCCCTTGCACGAAGCTCTAACCAACCGGCTGAGCGTAAAGCAGCTTGGCGAGCCTGGCGACTGCCCGTTGTTTTTTCTGGAAGGCGGTCTTGCGCTCAACATAGAAATGCTCAGCCACCCTGGTTGCCGCATCCTCACTGGTAGCGCTGTCGAGGAAGAAAGCGTCGAGTACGAACTTGTCCTCATCGCTTAGTTGCTCCCACATCGGGGTGAACCAATCCATGTAGGCTTTCGCGCGAGCTTTACGATCAGAAAGCTCCTCCAACCTGCTGATCGCCCCAACCAGTTTGTTCTCAGCAGAGCGAGGGTTGTGAGCGCTCGGCATTCCACTGTAGGAGGGGGTGGGGATGCTGGTCATGCTCATCCTGGTGTGGGCGGTCAGGTCGTCTGCGTGTTCGAGGATGATGGCTTGGTTGCCGTAATCCTGCAGGGCTGCGATGGCAGCTTTCTTGTAGTCCAGGTAGTCAAACATCGGATGCAACATCAGTTGGGTGTCCTTTCAGTGAGTTGGGTTTTGACCGCTTCAATCAACGCGGCCTGCGTCATGTCCTTGTTCTCAAGCGCGGTGAGCACGTTCTCATCAATCGACCCACCAGTTACCAGGTGCGTGATGGTTACTGGTTTTTCCTGCCCTTGGCGGTATAGGCGGGCGTTGGTCTGCTGGTACAGCTCCAACGACCAGGTCAGTGAAAACCACACCAAGAGATTCCCGCCAGCCTGCAGATTCAAGCCGTGCCCAGCACTAGCTGGGTGAATGAGCGCCAGCGGGATCTCGCCACGGTTCCACGCCTGAATATCAGCATCAGTCTTGAGCTGTCGAGCCTCTGGAAATCTGCGGCTGATTCGCTCGAGGTCGTGCTGGAACCAATACGCCACAAGCAGTGGCTGACCGTTCGCCGCCTCGACAAGATCTTCTAGAGCGTCGAGTTTCCTGCCGTGAACCACCACGGCTTCACCCTCGCTGTTGTAGATCGTGCCAGAGGCTAGTTGCAGGAGCTTGCCTGAGAGCGTGGCGGCACTCGCCGCATCAATTACCTCATCGCCGAGTTCCACAACCATTTCGTCACGGAGTTGCTCGTAGAGTTTGCGCTCCTTGGCATCTAGTTCGACGGTGATGTTGGTGGTGGTGAGTTCCGGTAATTGCAGGTGGTCGCTGGTTTTCATCGACACCGTCATATCGCTGATTGCATGATAGATCTGTTCTTCCGCGCCAGGCAGTAGCTTGTAGGAGTAGACCTGGGCACCGTTGCGTTTATCTGGCGTGAAGTAGCGGTTGCGGTAGTGGCTGATGTAGTAGCCCAGGCGATTGCCGCCGTCCAGGAGTTTGAACTGTGCCCAAAGATCCATGAGCCCGTTGGATGCTGGGGTGCCGGTGAGGCCTACCATCCGGCGGATGTGTGGCCTGGTTTTCACCAGCGCCTTGAACCGCTTAGCGGTGTGGGATTTGAAGGAGCTGAGCTCGTCGATGATGACGGTGTCGAACGGCCATGTTTCCCCGTAGTAGTCGACCAGCCAGGGCACGTTTTCGCGGTTGATGACGGTGATCATCGCACCCCGTGTGAGAGCGTCAATGCGGTCTTGCTTGGTGCCGGTGGCGACCGCCATGGTGAGTCCTTCCAGGTGATCCCATTTTTGAAGTTCCTGCGCCCAGGTTGAGTTCGCGACTCTGAGTGGTGCGATCACCAAGGCCCTGTGGGTTTTGAACTCATCCAGTAGGAGCTGCCAGAGGGCGGTTAGGGTAATTACGCTCTTACCCATGCCAAGGTCTAGAAATATCGCCGCTTCATCGTGTTTGAGGATGAAGTCAGCGGCAAAAGACTGATAAGCGTGTGGGCTATATTTCACTGTTTAGTCCTTTCAAGCCGAAGAATTTGTTGAGCCTCATGTGCAATTTGGCGTGCTCTGATTGGGTCAGAACCATGAGATTGTCGGGATGGTTATTTCGTTTGTTGCAATCGATGTGGTGCACAACCTCGTCAGCTCTGAGCGGTCTTCCAAGCTTTTCTTCCGCGACTACTCGATGTTCATGGCGGCCGAATTGTTTGCGATAGCCAGTTGACGAAGATTTGCTTAAGCGTTTCTCTCGTATCTTGGTTCGGGTTTCGAGATTCATTCGAGTCGGGTTTAATCTGCGATTAAGTTCGCTCATCCAAGCAGACTGCTTTTCAACCGCGTTCATCTCTGTGTAGCGCTTCGGGTTATGCTTCTTGGAGCTGAATTTCCCTTGGCATTTCTTCGAGCAAAAGTTGTGCTTTTTGATTCCTGATGGGCTTCGAAACAGTTCTGCGTTGCACCAGTCGCATTTAATCTTTGAGCGCATCAAGCACCTCCTTGATTTTTACTGGTCCATCGACGACCAGGGTGGTGAAGCCGTGGCGGCGCAGTTGGTTCATCCGGTGAAGCTGCAGGGGGCGAGGGTGCTTTCCTGGTTGTTTGACTTCAACGAAAACGGCACGACCGTTCATCAGGCAGAGCCTGTCTGGCATTCCGGCTAGCCCGGGGCTGACGAGTTTGATGCACCATCCGCCAGCGTTCTCGACTGCTTTTTTGAGTGTGGTTTCTAAGTGTTTTTCGAGCATGAGTTATCCCTTGTTTTCGAGGGGTGTAGCTCTATGTCTCGTCATTGCATACTTTTTCTTAAGACTTATTTTTTAGCCCTTTAGAAAACTTCTATATAGAAGAGACATAGAGTGACACCCATAGTGGATTTAGGCATTAAATTCGCTGGTTAAAGCCACTCCAAGCCAGAACCTGCCTGCCTTAGAGCGGGTCTTGGTAAACCCTGATGACTCCAACGCGGAGTTGAAATCCGACAACGCCCTAGCCCATTCACCCGTCCTGGCACACCACGCCCGATACTCCTCGTAGAAAGCTCCTGCGGGCTGGGTCAGATGAGAACCGGTGTCACAACATTCTTCGATAAACCTGCCCAGCCAGTCATTGGTGTCCTTGTAGTCCAGTTGAGCATCACGGACTTTGGCTGGAGGAACCAGCTTGTAATCATCGGCGTGAATCTTCCTGGCCCCTTCAATAACCCAGGACAGGATTGCGCCCCCTGCCTTGTCGTAGAGGTATTCAGCGAAGTTTTTGATGTCTGAGTCACCCTCGATTTTCGCTTCGAACGGGATCACGATAAGCCTGCGCCAAATACCCGCATCCATCGCACCCACCCTTGGTAGATGGTTGGTGTAGAGCACCAGCGTGTGGCTCGGGGTGAAGGCGAACGGGGCCTTGTATTTCTTCTCGGCGTAGATTTCGTCAGTAGACGCTAAATGCTTGACGTTGGAGGTCGATAAGCGCACGCCTTCCTCCAGCTCTGCCGCGATCAGGAGTCGTTTGCCTTTTGCTTCAGCTAGTTCAGGTTTAACGTTGCGGCGCATCCCAGCGGTCAGTACGTCAGCTGACAGGTTGCCAGAATAGGAACCGAGGACTCGTGCCAAAGTGTTCCAAAAAGTTGACTTACCGTTGCGGCCGTCCCCGTAGGCGATGATTAACGCTTCAACCCGCACATAGCCAAAAGCAGCAAGACCTACGATGCGTTGGACGTACTCGATCAGCTCACTGTCGCCTTGGAAAAACACCTCCAAGGCTTGCTGCCAAATATCAGCACCATCCGTGCTGGGTGCAACGGTGGTCATTTTGGTAAGCAACAACCCTGCATCATGTGGGGTAGGGGCAAGTGGCCCTTCGGTGAGATTGATGGTGCCAGCTGGGGTGTTAATCAGCTGTGGTTGGTTATCGAGCTGGGAAGGGTCGATAAGCAGCATGGGCCGAGCTTCTTTAAGACAAGCGGTGATGGCTTTTGATTCGCGGCGTTTGAGAACGTACTTGTAGTAGGTTTCTGCTTCTTCAAAAGCCAGGAAAGCCTGCCGCTGAGACGGGGTGAACATGCCTTGAGCTTTCTGTTTGCTCATTGCCGCCATTAGAGCAGCAGCCCCGGTTTCTTGCATCCGCTCAGCAGCTTCCTCTTTAAGGGTGAGGGCTTCGGTGAGCTGGCGGGCGGTGAGGTCTTGCGCAACTCGCTGCGCCGCGGGTGCTGATTCTTCCCAGTATTGGCCGTTAAAGGTCAGCCAGTCGGTTGCTGGCGAGTAACGCATTTCGCCGAGGTATTCACTGCCGAGCATGAGAGCTTGCCCCACATCGGTCATATCCGATGGCCGCAGGGAGCGCAGCTGTTCGTATTGCTCTGGGGTGAGATAGTCGGGGTCTTGCTCGACTTTTCGCGCGAACCGGATAGCGGAAGCCCAGATACGTTCAACCTCATCTGTCGGTAGGGGTGGCCGGCACAGGTCAGCTTTGGCATCGAAGAGGTTACGTGCCTGGTCGGTGTTGCCGTAGCGGATAAGTACGCGACCGGCGAAGCGGGAGAGGGTTGCGTTTCGTGAGCCCTCACCGATCAGCTGGGTGGAGGCATCAAACTCGGCAAACAAGTCTCGAGCCTGAACCCAATCGCTAATGCTCTGCTCACCTACGAAGTATTCGACCTGCGCGTCTGGGTTGCCGTAAATGAAACGGGCGGCATCGGTGGCGTTAGGGTCAAAGAAGTTGTAGCGTCCAGCTAGTTCTTTCTTCACCCCAACATAAGCTTCCGGGTTGGTTTCAAGCTCGGTCGGGAAATAGACATGGAACCGTGGGCGGGAGGATTGCTGCCCTTTGGGTTTCATATGATTGCGACTGGTGGCGGTGTAAAACTCCACCCCAGGCAAGAGTTCAGCAAGACGCTGTGGGGTGACCCATTCGAGTTGCCGATCAGTATGGTCGTTATCAATATCCATGACCACGCAGGTTGAACCTATGAAACTGGTGGCGCTTCGCCTGCCACCTTGGTATTCAGCAGCAACATGGTCAAAGCTCACCGCTGCTTTCAAACCAGCCGGGTCAGTGATGCGGTGATCGTGAGGATACTGGACGTTGTGGGCGTTGCCGACCTGATTGGAGGTGTAGAGAGTAAAACTGGTGGTCATCGGGTTACCTCCGTGAAGTCGATGTCGAAAAAGCGCACGACCATGCCACGGCCGCGTGCCCACTGGATTTCTTGTTTCATGCCTGCTGAGACGGTCGGCTGGTAGACCCAGATTTCATCGCAACGATCCAGCAGGATTTTGTTCATCAGCATCGCCAGTTCACGATCGAGCGGGTCTTCGTCATCCATGAATTGCGGGAAGACCAAATGTGGTGCGAGAGGAACGGTGCCACGCGAGACGGCTACTGCTGAGAACGATCGGGCTAGACGAATGTTGCCGGCAATGTCTCCTGAGTAGGGTGAGCAAATATAGACCACTGGTCGTTCAGTGAGATCGAGGAGCGGATGGTCGAGATGGCGAGTTGCCATATAAGCAGTGGGATCTGGGTAGCCCTCACTGTTATAGAAACTGGATCCGGACATTAGAGTGTTCAACCTTTCTGAACACCCAGGTCAAAGAATCAAAAACGAAAAACGGTACGGGTGTTCACAGGTAGGCCACTTGCACCCAATTTGTTTAGCCCCTCAGGCTCAGAGATTTATTAGATGCTTCAAGAAAAGCTCGAGTAGATGAAAAAGAGCCGTTGCTCTAAATAGGGGATATCCAGAGAAACGGCTCGCATACTAAAAGTTCACTTCACACCAGCTGCCCTTAATCCTTCATATAAAACGAGCACTCGTAACCATCTGCCGTGAGCGGTAACCCCTCAGCCCAGCCAGGCGCGCGCCCCATCAACTCACAGATTTCAGTCGCGGTGGCATCGGCAGTTTCGACCACGATCTCGTCATGTACATGCATCACGATTTCGTGCCCGGCATTCGTGACTGTGTGCAGTGAGTTCACGAGCAAGTCACGGGCGATCGCTTGAACCACGTTTTCAGTGAGTTTGCCACCGTAGGTTTCCAGCTGACCCCATTTTCTCGATTGGGTCAGGCCTTGATAGGTGATGGTGTCACGGCCGAACTGATTCACCTCTAGCTTTGGATGCTGGTAGGCAAGTTTTCTGCCAGAGGGTAGTTGGATTGTTAGTAGCTCTCGGGTGGCGCTGATGACGAGTCCAGCGTGATATTGCGCAGTGCGGCTGGTAATTGCTTCGATTGTTTTGGCTTCAAGCTCCCACCAAAGGGTCACGATCGCTGGGTTCGCTTCACGCCAGGCATCCACCAACGGTTTCAACTCTGATTCAGCCAGTCCCATGTCGAGAGCGCCCATGGCTTTCAACGCTCCAACGCTGCCGCCATAGCCGCAGGCGAGTTCAGCAATCTTGCCTTTCTGCCGCAGTTCAAAGTTACGGCCGTGTTTCTCAACGGGGACTCCAAACATTTCACTAGCCGATTGGCAGTAGATGTCGCCGCCTTTTTCGAATAGGTCGAGCCGCCAGTCTTCTCCTGCAAGCCAAGCAATCACCCGTGCTTCAATTGCACTGTAATCAGCAACCACAAACCGGTGGCCTGGCTTGGGGATGAACGCAGTGCGGATCAGTTGGCTGAGCGTATCTGGCACCGAAGGATATAGAAGTTCAAGGCCGTCACCGTTGCCGTCTGCAACCAAAGCTCGGGCTTGAGCTAGGTCTGGCAGATAGTTCCGTGGCAGGTTTTGTACTTGGATTAGTCGCCCTGCAAAACGGCCAGTGCGCCCAGCTCCATAGAACTGAATCAACCCACGTGCTCGTTCATCAAGGCCAGCCACGTTCTGCATGGCTTGATACTTCTTTACTGATGAGCGTGACAGTTCTGCCCGTAACGCCAATACTTCGGCTACTGTGCCTGTGGCCTGGGCTTGTGCTTTTGCAACCGCATCTTTTGTTAGGGAATCAAGTACCGTGCCTTGGTTTGCGAGCCATTCTTTGAGCTGTATTGGAGAGTTTGGATTCTCCAGCTCGGTTAGTTCACGCGCACGATCAAGCCTTTGCTCACGGTAGGTGTTGTCGATGGTAACTGCGTTGTTGGCAAGGTTGAGGTCGATGAGGATTCCATGGTCGTTTATGCGTTGATCAAGCCAATACGACTCCCACTCAAACTGCGGAACTTGACGGGATGCGAGCGCTTGTTGTAGCTCGATTTCAACTTCTACATCGCGGGCGTTGTATTGCTTGAAAAGCAACCAACCAGCAGGGTCACTTGCCGGTAGGGTTTGCTGGCTTTTGCGGTCTGGTACCGAGAAGCGCGAGATGAGTTTCTTGCCTTCGGCCATTTTTTGGTTCTTGAGCTTTAGCACGGTGGCCACTTGGTCGAGGGATTGTGGAAGGCCGAGGGTTGCTGCCCACACCATCGAGCACTGCCAACCTTCTGGATCCAAGAACCCATCATTGAGTAGTGCTGGGTGATGCTCTCGCAGGTAGTGGCTCAGACAGATGCGTTCGAAAGTCGCGTTGAACGCTGACTTGATCACTGCAGGGTCAGTGAGAGCTTCAAGGATTTCTGCTGGCAGTTGTTCACCGCTTGCAAGGTCAATAACTTTTACAGGGCCGTGGTCGATGGAGTAGGCAAACAAGAGTATGCGAAAGTCGGGGTGCTGGGCGTAGCGGTACACGCCAGAGTTGCCCAGTGGTTCTGGACTGTAGGTTTCAATGTCGATTGAGAGCGTCTGCACAGTGGCCACCTAACGAAAAGAATGAAAGAAGAAAATGAGGGTGGCACCACAGTGGTTGTGATGCCACCCCATGCTTATAGAGATGGAGGATGGTTAGCTCAGGAAGTCATCCTGAGCGCTAGGGCCGAATGCAGTGAATTCGCTTTCAGCTGATGCTTGACCGCCACCGAGAGCTTCGCCATCACGCGTCTTTTGGATATTGCCCAGGCCCGCAGCGATGCCCTTATTTCCATTCGTGTTGAACGCGTAGAAGGTCAGGCTGACACGGGCATAGCAGCCCGAGTAGACCTCGGAACGATCCAGGATCGGGCGAACCTGCGCATCCACAATCTGCGGTGGCTTGTTCTCATTTGCGTTCGCGTTGAGGAAATATGCACCTGCGTAGGCTTCGTCATCACGCTCAGTATCACCATCACGCAGTGGCAACTTTAGGGCCGCCTTGTTTGGCTTCTTGCCACCGAACTTGCCAACACCCGCATCAATAGCGGCATCGACGGCCGCTTCAATGGCTTTAATCGTTGCGGTGTCAGACTTTGGAATGATGAGCGATACAGAATACTTCGGCTTAGAACCCTGAATGGATGCCGGTTCCCACACGTTGGCGTAGGAAAGACGGACTTCGCCAGTGATTACTTTGGTTGCAGACATGGTTATTTACCTTCCTTGATTGGTGTGAACTCATCGTTCACGGAGTTGATATTTAGTGCCGGACGCTTGTCTGATTCCGGTACGAGTGCAGGCTTGCCTGCGGGATTGATGACAAATTCGCCGAGCAGTTCAGTGAACTTTTTCTTGCCCAAGAGCTTCTCGAGCGAAGTGATAGTGGCGAGCTTTTTCGTCCAGATATCCGTATAGCCGGCCGCTTCCAGGGTGTGAGCGACCTTGGCTTCATCCGCGTACTTGCGGATTGAGCGGCCCTCCACGACTTTGAATCCTGGCCATTGTTTGCCCTGGTTTACGGCCATGCCAGTCGCATAGGCTTCAACATCAGATGCCCACTTGGTCAGGAGCGGAATCTGGGTGAGCACCTCACTGATTTCTTCATCCGTCAGCTCAACCGCTGGTTTGAACTCGTGACGTGCTAGGGCAAGATTGGCTTCAGCTCGTTTCTTGCACATAGCTGCGATTCGGCAGAACTGACACCAAGTACCGGCCTGGAATTGGCCTTGCCCGTTTGCTGCCAGCTCGGCAGCAGGCTTAACAGTGGTTTCACCCCAGTGCTCAAGCTCTGCACGAGAAAGTGCCCAAGAGGCGATGTTCTCTCTTCGTGGCTGATGGATCGTCAGGGTAACTTCTTCGATGTCATAGAGCTGACCGAACACGTTCAAAGCGCCTAACACGTAGAGCATGGCTTGGGGGTTGTGTTCCACTTCCACCAGCACGCCCTGCCCGTACTTAAAGTCGATGACTTCGATGCGGCTGCCAGCGATAATCAGACAGTCAGCGGTACCAAATCCTGCAGGCACGAGGTGACTAAAATCGAGCCGCTGCTCAATAGCAATAACCGCTGATGGATCATGCTCCAATGCCAACTTGGCTCTCTCAAGCACGAACTGGCAGTAAGCATCTGTATGCTCTTCCATCTCCGGGCTATCCCACTTGGATACTGGACGTTCGCCTGCATCGGTCTGCTCAAGAGCAGTCCGGATCTTCCACTCGCTCAACGCGTGAGCCGCACTGCCCTCAGCGGCAGCAGGGGATGAATCATCACCATGCTCGCTTCGGTAGGCAGCTTCAAGGAGCGCAGACGGTGGACAGTTCAGCCACCTGTGTGAACCTGAAGCAGAAAGGGTTGCGTGCTGGGTTGGGCTCATGAGGAAAGCTCCTGAACCTTGCCCAACAGCCAGGCGTACTTGGCTGGATCAACCTCGCTGAGCTTGCTGGCACCTGCTTCTTGAATCAAAGCACGCACCTGATCGGTGTGACCTGCCTGAGATGCCTTGGAAAGTGCAGCGCGAACCTCAACCAGGTCAACGACTTGTGCCGCACTTTCTTCTTCCACAAGCTCAGGCGCTGGTTTTGGTTGTTCTGGTGTTGCTGGCGGCTGTGCTGCTGGCAGTTGTTCCAGGATTGCTGGTGTGAGTAGTTCTGCGGCGCTTGTGGGTGCGAACCCGTGGTCACAGTGTTCCCATGCTTCGCGCTCCAGTGACTGGGCGATTGCGCAAGCAGCTTCTGCCAGCTTGTTGAAGGCGTTAATACGTTCGTTGAGTTCCATCAGGTTTGCCATGACTAGTTGCCTTCCTTTCGAGCGTTGGCAGATGGGTGGCGGCGGATTGCGTCAGCCAGCGCCATCAGATCGTCTTCACCTTTGGTGACCTGCACTTGAACAGAGTCGTTATCGGTTCCTGGCAGCAGCACTGCGATCTGGTGCTTGGGGTTGATGGTGCCAAAGAGCTTGCGCATCATGCGGCCGCTGATTTTCGTCTTTTTAGCAGCGAGGGTGGAGTTTGGCTGTGGGGTCTTGGTGACCTTGAGCTTTAGGTGCGAACCCATGAGAGGGGGCTCCTTTCGGTTGGTTTGTAGTTGAGAACCGGATTGTTCTCACCTGTAGGCCATATGGGGTTCAAATGTTTAGCCCCTTGTCTGAAATTTCTTTTGCGATCTTGCTGCGCACCTTGCCGAGCAGCTGGGATACCGCGCCTTTGGTAATTCCCATCGCTTCAGCGGCTTCGGTAACTGACAGTTCTTCTTCCGTGGTGAGGGAAAACGCCAACGCCTGTTTAGGTGGCAGGCTGGTAATGACGTCTTCGATTGCTTGGGCTAGCTGTTCTAACTCCCAAGCCTTGTCTGCACCCATAGTGGAGATCGCGGTTTGGTTGCCGTACTCGTTGTAGGACTCCAGGCTGATGTTGCTGGTTTGTCGGTCTTGACGGTTGTGACGGCGGTAGTTGTTGTAATCCGGTTTGTTGATTTCCTCATCGAGGATTTTTTGCGGATCACGGGCTTCTACCGGGTGGCCTGCAGCTACAGAGCGTTCTTCTAAGTCCCGTTGGACAAGTTCTGCGAAGTCTTCTTCTGGCAGCTCGTAAGTCAGGAGGTCTTTGTTGTCGCGGATTGTGAATAGCACTGTGGTGCTCCTATCTCCCCAAGTGGGGTCAAGGAGCCAGTGCGCCGGGCAGGCAAGGAGGTTAAGTCAGTTCATTGGGTAAAAGATGGCGGGCGCTGCCTACCTGCTAGCGCGGTGCTAGAGAGGTAGGCAACGCCCGCCGGGCCCAGCGAACTGACTCAATATTTGATTGTTTGTAGGCATCAACCGAAGCTGATGAGCGCGCTTGTAGCGGGTGCCACCTGCGCGATGGGCTGAGGTTCATAGCGCTCTGACGTTCAACCCATCAGCCGAAGTTGCCAAGTTCCACACATCAGATTTGCCGCGAAGTAAACTTGATTTGTAGGTCTGCAAATTCGAACTACTTTGAGTTTGCGCCAGATCTCCAGGCAGGTCGAAGGAGTTGCGTACACGCGCGTACAAAGTGCGTACACCGGCGTACAAGAATTTGAAAGGAGTCGTTACCCGTGAAGCTAAGCGACCTCTTTCAGTTCATTTACAGAGCAACTGCATCCGATGATGAAGGCGGCGGAGAATTCCTCCTTGTCTTGTCAGATGCTTCTTTACTTGCTGAGGCGCGCGGCGATCAGGTCAACCTTCTCTACCGTCCAGATAAACCACACGACACTCCTCAACAGAGAAAAAGCTCTAGAGATTTACGTCAACGCTGGTACAGAGGAGATAACCGCCAGCTCCCAAAAGACATTGCAAAGTTTTGGCGACGCAAGTTTGATCCAGATGCGTGCATGGACTTCCTAGATCGAGGCATTCCAAACTCTGTAAGAAGCGACTACTGTGAGATCCTTGCCAACAATGGATTTGAAGTAGTTCAAGCAGAGCTCATACCAGCTCTAAAAGACTTGCTTATTACTGGCCTAGAAAAACGAAGCGCGAATAAGGACATCACTGACCAACCTTGGGACGATTCACTCATCAATGCGACAGCACCATCAATGGCAGTGGAGTACACGGTTAAGCCCCGCATTAGTGAACTGAGCGCCGATCAAATCAAGGTCATCGGCCGCACCCTTCACTTGGGAGATTACAAAGTGGAATTGGTGGAGAAAACTGTTCCAACTACCCTTGAACGCCACGAAAGCACATACACCGATCAGCTCATTAAAGTTTTGTGTGGCCGACTAGGAATCAAACAAGTCCACAGTGAACTTAGGGCCGCTGGAGGTTCCGACTACCAAATCTTCCAGTATGCGCGGCAATGCTTCTATCTTGCCGAGTCGCTTCGTATGACGCTCATCAACGGAAGTGTCGATGGAGAAGAAGAATTCCAGCGCATAAAAGACGATCTTTTTGCTGCGTTGTTCCCGACGTATATGAGTCAACACGCAGATGCCTTTGCCAAGCTCACAGCAACACTAAAAGAAGCAAATCTCGCGCAACTTAATATTTCCCACCTAACTAATACCCAAGGGCTGTTCTCAAATCAGCAACGTCAAGGAGCTACCCACATGCTGGTGAACGACAAGCTACTCAAGTGGGTGGACGATGAATAACATTTTTAACACCCCACTAGCTATGGCCACTCGGGCAGCAATCATCCTTTCTGCCAGGCCGAACAAGAAACGAGACGAAAAGAGCATCACAGCAATTGACCTGCTCGTAACCCACGCCTACACCTACAAGCTTGCAGGTTTCAATCTGCATGGCGATGTCGAGAAGCCATCAATAGAGCTAGCCGCACGCACCCACCACATGCGTGAAGGCATCAAGTTCGCTGTCACAAAAGGGCTACTCACCCCATTAGCTGAAGAGGGCAACTATCTCCTAGCTATTAGTGATCTAGGCCTGCAGTTCCTCAGCAAACTAGATGCCGCCTACGTTGGCGACTACAAGTTTGTACTTAACTCAGTCCTCGCATTTGTAGACACCAGAACATACGAAGAAGTCATCACTTTTATTACCCAAACCGATATCCAGGGAGAACAACATGGCCGCTAGCTTCTGGATCAAATCAATCACCTTCACCGGCAAAAAGGTAGAAGACTCAACCATCACCTTTAAGCCTGGATTTAACATCATTCATGGAGCATCTGACACAGGGAAAACCTATCTCGCAAAGTCAATCCAGTACATGTTGGCAGGTAAAACTCGGCCATTCTCAGAAGACACTGGGTATGAAGAGATTCATATGCGACTGCAAGCTGGTGAATACGAACTACAGTTGCATCGTAAGATCGGTCAATCAAAAATGACTGTCACCGGGGGATATGAACTTGGCATAGTTTCAGGTGAGTACGACGTGGTAAACACCGAATCAAACCCTGATGGTTACACAATCTCGGATGTTTTGCTTCGTCTCATCGGCATCCGTGAAGCTGGGGACATTATTACCAACCAATACGGTGGACGTAAAAAGATGAGTTGGCGTTCCTTTGCCAAAACTCTTTATCGAGGTGAGCAGCAAATTACCAGCGAAGACTCCATTTTTGACGGGGCCAAATTTGAAACCCTTTCAGCACTATCGCGGCTGCTATTCGATAGTGATCTCACACTGGTCAAGCAAACCACTGATCCAGCAGCCCAAAAACGTGAAAAAGAAGTTCTCGGCCCATACCTAAGTACACAACTCGACGAAATGGATGTTCGTCGTGGAGAAATTCAGGACGAGCTAAAAGAACTCGGCGCTTACGATAGTATCGAGCGTCAAAAGCGGCTGCAGGAAGTCTTAACTGATCTGGTTGCTAAACAGGATGTGGTTCGCAGAGAACTATCCGACTTAGCTGGGCAGGCAACAACTATCCAGCAAGAAATTCAGCAACATTTGGTGATGAAACAAAAGTACGAGGAATTACAGACAATTTATGTAGGAAATCTCAACCGGCTCGGTCTCGTAACTAGTGCAGAAGAGGCGTTAGGCGGGCTCGAAGTGCCAACCCACTGCCCATTCTGTGACAACGAGCTTTCTGAGCGAAAACAAGAGCAATATGCTGAGCCTGCCCGTGCTGAAACTGCAAGCACAATTGGAAACATTCAATCGCTACGAGATGTCCAATCCAGCAACGAAAAGAAACTCGGACTCCTCTACGCAGCAAAAGAAACCGTAGAAATACAGCAGCGCGAGCTAGAAGAACAATTAGCTAACGCAGTGCTCCCAAAAATCGAAATACTTAGGTCAGACATCGCAAATATCAAGCGATACGAAAATCTGAAGGCTCAGGAAGAGCAGCTAGAGGAACGTTACACGCAGTTCCGTGATCGGCTCACCAAAGTTCTAAATCCAGATGAAGCCAAGGCGAGCTTCGATCCTCTGGAGCAGTTTGAGCAAGAATTCTTCAAGCAAATGACCGCGAATATCCAGCACATTCTGGAACAGACAAGATTTGTTAATCCAGAACAGGCACGGTTCGATCGTGAGTCATTGGATATTGTTATTGGCGGCAAACATAAGCGTTCGCACGGCAAAGGTTATCGGGCTTTCTACAACACAATAGTCTTCCTTGCGCTTCGCCGTTACTTCACGGATCACGCTGTCTACCAGCCGGGAGTTTTCGTGATCGATACGCCAACCTTGGGGCTGGAGCATCAGAAGACAGAGGGTGGTCTGGTGACCACGCGAGAACCGGAAACCGGCAGACCGGTAACTGGTCTGCTGCGAGAGCTGTTTGACGCCATGGCGGATTCAGGGCGAGAAGGTCAGCTGATTATCCTCAATAACACGGATGTCACCCCAACCAGCGATTTCAGTGGCGAAGACATGATGGAGCTGCGATTCGGGTCAGAAGATGAGGGAGCGCACCAGAAAGGTCTGCTAAAGACAACTCCGCAGTGAAGGTCAACGCATTAATCAGAATGCGCACCATTTTGGAAGCCCCGCTCCGCCGGATCTGATACTCAACCTTTAATAGAAAGAAAACCCTCAATGAAGGAATGAAAACCCGCCTCACTTAGGTTTTCATTTTCTGATTGCACAGGGAAACTGCTCCACATGGTATCTCCCGTGCGGGACTTTGTACGGTACCACTTTGAGATGGTTGTGCCGTTTCTAATAGCGCTACTGGAAGAATTTTCCGAGTTGTCTCTGTTCTTAATTTGCAGGGCTTTCCACGGTTTACCTTTGGAAGTTGGACGTTGGATGAAGTCGACATGCTTAACAACTTCCCCTGCACACCAAATCCACTCATCGTTGAGAACAGAATCAAGGTAGCGTTCAAGTAAATCGCCAACCATGTTCTCGGCAACCATTGCGATCCTGTGCCCTTCGATCCAATCGGAAAGGCTGCTTTCAGGAACGTTGTAACCATGTTGCATAACGATGGAAAGAGCTGGATCCGGAACAGTGCCGGGTTGAGGCAACGGCTTTACTTCGTGGCCGTTAACAAACTTATTCGCAAGAAATTTGAAATGTTCGATATCGCAGTTTGAAGGGCTGGGGTTTGCTTTCGTCGCGCGTCTGCTAACTGCAAGGTTAGGCTCGGCGATTGAGAACTCAACTACTGCCAAAAACCGGTCGGTGAAATCAGGATTGAGTTCCTCAATAGCTTGACGGGCTAAGTCCATTGCTGACAAAGGGGTGCCTCCATAAGTAGTTCTAGTGGAGGCGAGTGACCCCTATTTCAGAATAGATGAATCAACACACTTAAAACAGCGTGTCGGTATTCGTGTCATCTAGCAATGGACAAAGCTCGAGGTCAGAGGTGTTTCGATACCTTGAGTAGCGGAAATTTTTTGGAGGCTCTGCGGAGATGCCCTTGCTGTGCGTCACAATTGCATGTCCGATTGCTTCACCGAGACCGAGAGGTACAGCATTGCCAATTTGTTTGTATTGCTGCTGAGGGCGTCCTTCAATAATCCAGTCATCAGGGAATTGCTGGATGCGCTTGTATTCAGCCACGGTAAGTGGGCGATCTTTTTCTGGATGGCCCAAATCTGTTGCCGGCATTGCGGGATGGGTGACAAGTGTCGGTGAGGGGCGATCCCAGGCAAGGCGTCGATAGAATCCAGTCTTGCCTCCACCTAGATGGAAGGATTTGCCCATGGCAATAGGTTGAATATCAGCGGGCAAGTCCTTCCAGTATTGACCTGGCTTCAACATTCTGAAATATTGCAGTCGTTTTTCTGGAAATGGTATGAACTCTGAATCGGAGTCATCCAGATCCTTGATAGCGTCACGTAATGTATTCCAGCTAGGCAATTTGAATGATGGATCATCCGAGTTGCTTGGTAGAAGGTACGGTACTTTTTTGTCAGCAAGAGTTGCAATTATGACAACACGTTCCCGAATCTGAGGCGTGCCGAAATTTGCAGCGTTGTAAAGGTTAAATGAAACCTTGTAACCAGCCTCCCTAAGGCGGTGTGTTACTAAGCGAATTGCGCCATGTTTCTGTGAAAAATCAACACCAGTGGTCTCTAGAAGTGCCTCTGACTGTGTGGGTGAAACGGGAAGGGATAGCAATCCGCGAACGTTTTCAATGACGGCGTATTTGGGTTTGATTTTTTCAATCAAGTCAAGGTAGTGCAGGAACACGTTGCCGCGAAGATCATCAAAACCCCGTCGTGCTCCTGCTGTAGAAAACGCTTGGCAGGGTGGGCCGCCAGCCATGACATCAATCTGTTGGGCACTATCAGTCCCCGCCAGGTCAAGAATCTCATCCGCGTCATAACGCCAGATATCTCCGAGAACGGGCAAATCTGGCCGGTTTGTAGAAATGGTTTGCCGAGCCCACTTGTCAAATTCGCAAGCAAGAATTGTGTCGATACCGGCTCGTTCCAGACCCAGGTCAAGGCCCATCGCTCCAGAAAAGAAGCTAAGCGCCTTTAGACTTCCTTCACCTAGTGAGGCAGTTTTTGCGGGAATAACTGAGGTGGTGATTGTGGGGCGGGCGGCTTCTAAATCCTGGTTCCTGATTACCCAACTACGCCCAACACGTTCAGCTACTAGTGTGCCGTTTGCGATGAGCTGACGTACACGTTGAGGGCTAATCTTTAGCTCTTTAGAGGCATCCTCTGGCGAGAGGAGACGGTCTGGAATGTTCTGATTTTCGGTCACGAAAGTAAGTCTAGACCAAAATATGTGGTAAGTCGAGCGTTTCCGATCTCCCCGAAGGGTACGCCTTGAAGTTCACCGTTGCACGAAGTTCACATGGCACAGTAAGTGTAGGTTCGCTTGACGTGAGGTGTGATTGAGTAATCGGGGTACCTGGTGGAACTGCGGGCGGAAATTCGTGAGATGCAAGAGGTAAGTCGCAGTGCGAAAACCCTTGTTTGCAAGGGGAAATGTGGTCTATCAGTATTTGGTGACTGTCAGGCGCTTTGTATCCTTTTTGTAGTGCAAACAACCATAAAAACCCTGGCATCTCAACGAAAGCGAGAACCGGGGTTTTCTCATACCCGGATAGCGCAAGCAAGGGCTAAGCGGGCCTAATAGACAAAAAGCGTTGCTTAGGGCGGCGTGTCGTCAGTATCTGGCCCACAGGCCAGCCTTGCCCCTGGAGGATCTCGCCGGCGCTAGCGGCGAGATCCCTCGACGCCCTATTAAAATGCCTGCCGCCCTGTGTGCCAATCTTGTTGTGAGTCGGTATGAGGTCATTGTTGTTGGGTGCGGGAATTTGGTGTTCTTGAGCTGCGGGGGCGCGAGCTCAGGGGCGGGTTTCGTTTAACCCGCCTCCCGATAGTTCTTTTGAATATTTGGTCTACCTGTCGACAGTTCTTTTGAATATACCGGCCATCGATTCATATATGGGCCTGGTAGAGCCCATATTCATGTTTTATGTCGGCGCTGCGCCTGCTAACAGTGGCCCGGCCTGCCCAGAGGGCCCCAGGCCGGGTGCGGCGTCTGCAGGCCGCAACTACGAGTCCACAAATTCACCCCACACCGGTCGTGATCTGCGAGACAATAGAGGTACGACGCAAGGAGGTAGTC